GTGCTCATTGTTATACGTGCTCGTTATGTGTTCGGGAATTCAGGAGATAGAGCAATTAGATCACTTATTGAATATCAATATTTGCATCGAAAGTTAAATAATTTTGGTTTATTTGGGATGATTTGCGGACTATTTGCTTTCAATCATCCTATTTTTGGTGTTGTTGAAATGTGGTACGGATTAAAGGAAAAAATCGGATTTGATATGATGATAGGGAAAAAGAAATATTATCGTTTATACGATTCTTATAAGATATTCGAAATACCGCAACAAACAGCAAAAAAAGCGGGGTGACGCTGTCGGGGTCCTGCGTTTTTTGCTGCTTGGTGCGCTTTGATTAGCTGTAAATCGTGTGTTGCCTTTCTTGTCAATGGCAACACTTAACAGTTTTTTTAGGAGGTTAATTTGTATAACGTAAAGATTATACGTTATATAAATACCGTTGAGATTGAAACTATTAACAGTGCTATTCGAACAGCTATTGACAAAGAGGATAACACAGAAAAAAAACTATTAAAATTACTTTCAAATGAAAAAACAAATACTCGAATTATTGTACAAGACAAAGAGAGAAGTATAAAAACATCTATTTATCGAACAAAAAAATCAATATTTCAATATGTTCGTGCTAATAGTTGGCGGTATTTTGTGACGTTTACATTTAATTTGTCTGTTGTTGATTCGACTAATTATGATTTAGTATTAAAAAAATTTAAGTATTTTATCAATAATCATTTACAAGGCATGCAATATATTTTAATACCAGAGCGTGGTCATAATCCGCAAGATGGTAAAATTGGAAAGATACATTTTCATGGTCTTTTCGTTGATTTACCGGAAAATGATTTATTTTTTACTGGTCATTATGATAAAAAACATAGAAAAATATTTCAATTGCGATCTTTTTCAAAATTAGGTTTTTCAAATATTACAGTTATATCTGATACTCGAAAAGCATCTAGTTATATTGTTAAATATATTTCTAAAGATTTAGGAATAGAAGATAACAAAAAAAAGTATTGGTGTTCTCGTAATTTAAATAAGGGTGCTGTCGAAAGGCTTTTACTTAGGGATAATGAAATTGAGGAAATCTTAAAGCAATATGGAACGGCTACAAGAATTACCAACTCACAAACTAAATACAATACGTATACGTATTATCAATTTGATATTAATTAAAAAGAAATATCAAGGCCATCAATATTACCATGAAATAGCATACTACAAGAACTATAAAATGTTGTTTAGTCATTACTATAAAATCATCTGAATTATCATAGTTACATAGGTTATAAATTTCTTCCTTTGTCATATGATGAAATATCATAATTCTCCTTTAGATTAATTTATCTATTTTCATTTGTTTTAATACAGCTTCTTTTATATACCCATTATAGGTATTACCTGTTTTTTGAATTAATTCTTTATAGCCTTTTGGTAATCTTAATAAGCATTTATCATATGTTTTCGCATCGTATTTTTTAACAGCTTTTTTTAAACTTTCACTTGTTTTCATATTACTCCTTTCCAATTAATGATATAAAGATACTTTTATATTGTCAAATGTAATAATAACTATATTTTGATATTATTTTTGTGCATTTTGCTAAAGTTGCTTTATATTATGATTATCTATTGACTTATTATAAAGATACTTTATAATATAGTTATAAAGATACTTTATGGAGGTGACAAAATGAAAAGAGAAGATGCAATGATATTAAAAGTATTATTAGATTCTTGCAAAAAAAATCCATCATGTAATAGTTATTCTTATCATGCTACCTTGTATTTTATTGATCAGCTTTATGATAACGGTTCACTTTCTTCATCACATTATCATACATTATATTCATTTTTAATTAAATAAAGGGGGTTCAGCATGTTTGAAATGACATTAGAGGAGGAAATGTATATCTATACGAAGATATCACAAAGATGTAAATATTGTAAACAAGAATATATAAGCTTTGAGGGTTTGATTGGATATGCTAGAGGCGCTGATTATAAAGCTGCTATGTATGATTCTGAACTAGCTGTATTGGAACCTTTAAGAATAAAATTTGCTGCTGAAATTTTCAAGAAAAAAGTCGAAGCGGATTATAAAAAACAAGAGCCTGTATACAAAATTGTAAATGCGTAAAATAGGCATTGACAAATGATTCTGTTAAGCGTATATTAAGTTTCAGAGGGAAACTGTTCGCGAAACCCAGGTTTAACGAATACCTGGATTTCCGGGAGAGCGGAGAATATATAGTTTTGGAACTGCAGCGCCTTTACAGCCTGACCAGGCAGGCAATCCAGGATTATGACATGATTTCCGACGGTGACCGCATTGCAGTCGGTCTGTCCGGCGGCAAGGACAGCCTTACGCTGCTTTATGCGCTTGCCGGCCTCCGTTCGTTTTATCCGAGGAAATTTACGCTGGAAGCGATTACCGTTGACCTCGGTAACGGTGAATTCGATCTGGCACGCATTAAAGCGCTCTGTGAGCGATTTTCAGTGCCGCATGTGACTGTTTCCACACAGATCGGTAAAATTCTCTTTGAGGCAAGAAAGGAGCCAAATCCGTGTTCTCTCTGCGCAACGCTGCGCAAGGGTGCTCTGAACAAGGCTGCCATATCCGACGGATGCAATAAAATCGCTTATGCGCACCACAGGGATGACCTGATTGAGACAATGATGATGTCATTGATCTATGAAGGACGTTTCCATACCTTTAATCCGAAGACCTATCTGGACCGTTCGGGCCTTTCCGTCATAAGACCCCTGATTTATGCCAGGGAAGCCGATATCATTGGATTTGCCAATAAATATGACCTTCCGGTGATGAAGAATCCCTGTCCGGCGGACGGAAAAACGAAACGTCAATATGTTAAATTATTAACGAATAGGATAGAAAAGGAAAATCCGGGAGCGGCGAAATGCATGTTTCACGCAATTCTGAACGGTGCCTTTGATGAAAATAATCCGGAAGACGGAGGAAATTACCATGAGTAATCTGACCTACAGCGAACAGATTGACCGTGAGAACATCGAACGGCTCCGGGAACTTCTGTCCTCTCTCCCGCCGTTCTGCAAAGACTATTTCCGGGGCATTGAGCCAAGAACGCAGTCCAGAACCAGAATTGCCTATGCCTATGATCTGAGGGTCTTTTTCGATTTTCTCATGGAAGAAAATCCCGAAGTGAAAAAATGCGGGGAAATTAAGAACATTACGCTGCCGATGCTGGATGAACTTCATCCCGTGGACATTGAAGAATATATGGAATATCTGAAATACCGTCATGAAGATGACGGCAAGGATGTTCTCAACAAGGAAACCGGAATCAAACGGAAGCTCTCTTCTCTGAAAAGTTTCTATAATTATCTTTATCAGAAGGAAATGGTTAACAACAACCCGGCGGCACGCGTCGCAGTTCCGAGGCTTCATGAAAAGGAAATTGTAAGACTCGATGTTGATGAAGTCGTACTCATGCTCGACGAAGCCGAAAGCGGCGATAAACTTACCGGAAAGCAGAAAGAATATCACGAAAAAACAAAGCTGCGCGATGTGGCGCTGCTGACGCTGATGCTGGGGACCGGAATCCGTGTTTCAGAATGCATAGGCCTGGATATGAATGACATTGATTTTAAAAATGACGGGATTCGCGTCCACAGAAAAGGCGGAAAAGAACAGATCGTATATTTCGGAGATGAAGTGAGAGCTGCCCTGCAGGCCTATCTGGATGAACGAAAACATATTCTGGCTGTTTCCGGCGACGAAGATGCGCTTTTTCTGTCGCTGCAAAACCGACGGATCAACTCGAGAAGCGTGGAAAATCTGGTGAAAAAATATGCAAGAATTGTGACACCGCTGAAAAAGATAACGCCGCATAAGCTCAGAAGCACCTACGGTACAAACCTTTACCGTGAAACCGGCGATATCTATCTTGTCGCGGATGTCCTGGGCCACAGCGATGTCAACACAACGCGGAAACACTATGCCGCAATACAGGAAGACCGTCGTAAAAGCGCAAGGAACAAGGTCCGCCTGCGGGAAAAGCCGGAAGAATGATTATTTTCCGGCATAATATTTTACGGTAAGGTAACAGCCCGGATGAAGTTTTTCCGTGGTCATGTTGTTGATTCGCCTGATATCCCGGATATATTCATCATTGCTTTCGAAACAGCCGCTGTTATATTTTGCAGCCAGACTTTCAAGCGTGTCCCCTTCGCGAAGCTTGACGCCCGTGTACATGGACACAACTGCCTTTCCGTCTGCATTTTCACCCGCTTCGGTCATGACGGACGTTCTTAAGGTAAAGAAAACCGCCAGAAGCAGAATAACCGATGCCGGAATGATAAATTTTCTGAAACGGAAGCTGCGCATATTCTTACCCCCTGTGGCAAACGCCTGTTCAGAACATATGTTCTGATAAGATCATACAGCACGAACACATGTTTGTCAATATCGTTTTACATAAAATTCGAACAAAAGTTTGCATTATCCGTACGTATGTGCTATTATCAGATAAAGTCAGGAATACAGGAGGTATCCGGTATGTCTCAGGGAAGAATATCACCGAAACAGCAGGAAATACTTGAATATATCAAACAGAATATTCTAAAAAAAGGCTATCCGCCGGCAGTGCGCGAAATCTGCGAGGCCGTTCATCTGCGCTCTACCTCTTCCGTTCATGCACATCTTGAGACGCTTGAAAAGAACGGCTATATCAGAAAAGATCCCTCCAAGCCGCGGACAATTGAGATCGTGGATGACACATTCAATCTGACGCGCCGGGAAATTGCCAATGTACCGGTGATCGGCAGAGTCGCTGCCGGTCAGCCTATCCTTGCGGAGGAAAACATAACGGATTACTTTCCGCTCCCCGTGGACATGCTTCCGAACGAAGAAACCTTCATGCTGAAGGTCAAGGGCGATTCCATGATCAATGCGGGAATTTTCAACGGGGACAATGTCATTGTCTCCCGCCAGAGAACGGCCAGCAATGGAGAAATTGTCGTAGCCATGGTTGAAGATGGAGCTACCGTCAAGCGCTTCTACCGGGAAGACGGCCATTACCGTCTGCAGCCGGAAAATGACAGCATGGACCCCATTATCGTAAATGATGTCACCATACTCGGTAAGGTGATCGGTCTGGTCAGAATGATGTAA